ATAGTGAAGTAATTGTATACACTCTATAGTTGCATCGTAAGTATATCCAAGTATTGATATAGTGTAGTATAGGTTAGACAGTCAATGCTATACTGCATAGATTTCTACATCAGTATTCCCGATTGCCTCTACTGTCAAGTTTGCGCGGATTATGGAACGCGGCTACAACCCAATTTCCGTGATGGAACAAGGACATGTCTATCAGTTGGGATGACATCCCGGCGGCCGAGCGGGTCGATCTGCTGGCGACGATCCGCGACGTTCGCGAGTGGCGCTACGGCGATTGCGAGCCGCTCAGACCCTTGCAGCCGATCCGGCAAGCGGCGCTCGCGCTCTACGAGTTTCGGCTCCGTTCTGGCGCGACAAATCAGGAACGCGACGGTCGCCCACAGGTCACGGCGACATGCAATAAGGGCGGGGCGAAACCCCAAGGAGAATTATTCCATGACGCGAGTGCGAATTAGGAGCGGCTGGCTCAACATCGGCCGCCGATCGAAGCCCGGTCATCCCGATATCGGCCTGCCGGTCGAGCCCGAAGGCCCCGACAACGAGCTGCCGCCCGAGGAAGGCGGCGAATACCCCGATCACGAGTTGCCGAGCCCGCCTCCCGGCATCTGGCCGCCCCCGACCATCGGGCATCCGGTGCATCCGATCGTGCCGCCAGATGAGGACGATCCCGAGGCTGGGCATCTGCCCGCGATCCCGCCCGGCTCGATCTGGCCGCGCCCCCCGAGCCCGGTCGAAGGGCTGTTCGTGGTTCTGGCCCACATCCCCGAACACGGCTGGCACTACATCGTCATCGACCCGGACGCTTGGCCGAAGCCCGCCAATCCGATCGCCCCGACGCCGGGACATCCGATCGCGCCCGGCGGCACGCCGCAACCCAAGCGGTGACTGTAAAATTATGTTCCTTTGCTGTTGTTGACAGCGAAGGTAGGCTCTGCGGGTAGGGTGACGACAGCGTCCTCAAGACGTGTTCACCGATCCAAGCGAGACGGAGGAGGCCCACGCGGTAGCGCCGCGTGGGCCTTTTTATGCCCCGAAACAACCAGCTCTCGCCGCGCGAGCGGGAAATCCTGCTTTGGGCTTGCCGGGGCAAAACCTATGCGGACATCAGCCTGATCGTCGGGCTCGCCAACGCCACGATCAAAAGCTACCTCGACACCGCCCGGCACAAGCTCAACGTCGTCAACCTCACCCAAGCGTGCGCCGTCGCCGTCGCCACGGGCATCCTGACGCCTGACGAAATTCTCAATCCTCCGCCGGCGGAGGCGGAGGCTCCTTCGTCCGACCCAGCCAGTGCGCCACCACCGCGCCAAAACCCGCCGTGAGCCCGCCGACGATGCCCGGCGTGATGTCGTCGTTCGGGATGGTGAAGATCAGGCAGTAGGCGACCGCGCCGAGCATCCCAAGCGTGATGAGGAGGGAAATGGTCAGCGCGCCCTGCGTCGGGTCGAACCTGTTGCTGACGACAAGCAGACCGCACGTGAACACGACCACGACCGCCACGGCGACCGTGGACGGAAGGGCGGTCACTGGAACTGAAGGCGGCGGATTGAACGCTTCCACCGCGTCCTTGATAAGGTCGCCGACACTGTCCGCAACCGTCATTGATGGGGAGCCAACTCCGTCTCGTCAGCTCCGTTGCCGCGCCGAGCTGGCGCAGCGGGCGCAGAGGCCTGCGCTCGCGCCTGATCGCCGATCGCCATGATGAGCGGGTTGGCCTCCGCCCAAGGGGCGCGCGAGAGGATCGACAACACCTGTTGCCATTGCTCGATCGGCAGCTTGACCTCAATCATTTTCGTCGAACCCGCCCATCGAGCGCCGCCCTCCGCCATGCGGTTGCCAGCCGTCGTGCGTGACGGCGACCCGAGCGTTGACGCCGAACGACTGATCGCCGCAGCCGCAGTCATCCGCCGCGTCGGCCCAGCAATATTCGGTCGCGATGCACAGCCCGACGCCCCCGCTGGCGCCCGCCGCGGAGCCGACGAACAAGTTGAGCGCCGCCCCAGCGGCGCCAGCGCCGGTGTGATCGTCGCCAGCGATGCCCGGCACCGCGGAGTTGTAGGGGCAAACGACCGTCGAGGCGCCGCCGAACATTTCGCCGCCTCGACCGCCGACAATCCGAATGTGGGCGGGCGGGTTGGTCGAATAGTGGGTGTTCTGCCCGACCTGACCGTCGGAGCCATGCCAGACGACTTTGCCGCCGATCGTCCCGCCCGGACCCGCGCCGCCCTGTCCGATCGCCCCAAAGGTGGCAACGCCGCCCGCGACCAAGGTGTTGCCACCGCCACCGCCACCCGGTGCGCCGACGAGCGCGCCAAAGGTGGTCGCCTCGCCCGGCCCGGCAGTGCCCGGCCCGACGAGCCCGCCGAGGCCTCCAAGGCCGACGTGGACTATCACCCCGCCGAGGACGAGCGAAGCGTCGAGCGCGCTGCGCGCGTAGGTTCCGGAGCCGCCGCCCGGCGCCGTGAGGAGCCAGCCCGCATCGTCGCTCGAAACCGAGCCGCTGCCGCCGCCGCCGCCGATGGTTTCAACGACCACCGTTACCAAGCCGGGCGAGGGCTGATAGGGGAAGTCGCCGCCAGCGCCGCCAAAACTTTGAATGATGACCCGCGTTCCGCGCGATTGGCTGCAGACCCAGCGGGCGCCGTTCCAAACCCAATTCAGATACCGCTCGCCGATCGAGGGGTTAAGCGGGAAGGGGGGAGCGTTCATGGTTTCCTCCTTGAAAATCAGCGGGGCCGCCGCGCCCAAATGATGCCGGTCGCGTTGGCGCTTCCAGCCGTAAAGGTCGCTTGGCCGACGAGAAAGACGCTGGTCGCCGCAGCCGAGTTGACGCGGCAGGCCTTGAGCGGCATGACCGCCAAGACGGATGGGCCGAACAGCACCGTCGACGTCGTGTTGATGCTCAAGCGCGACACCCCGAGCGCAGCGGCGGCCGGAAGCGTCGCGGCTGTCGGGCCGATCCCGGCGTGCAGGGCGACGAAGCCAGCGCCCCCGGCAAGGAACCAAACCTCGCCATGCACGTCCCAATCGCCCGCCGGCAGCGGCAAGGTGGCGATCGTTGAGGTTGCGCCGCTGGTGAGGATGACGGGGGTCGAGATGACGACCGAGATGACTTCGCCGACCGCGCCTGCCGGGGCGTTTGAAGCGCCTGTCACGCCGACAATTCCCGCCGCAGCCGGTGTGAGTGGGCCGGTCAGTGTCCCGCCAGCGAGCGGCAGCTTGGTGTCTGCGTACTGCCGGGTCGCCGCGCCCAGCGCCACGGTCGGATCAGCGGCGAGGATCAGCGCGCCGGTCAGTGTCCCGCCAGCGAGCGGCAGATAAGGGCCGCCAGCCGCGTTCACGTCGGCCGCCGTCAGGGTGATGACGCCAGCTCGACCGTTGAACGACAGAACGCCCGCGCCCGCGCCTATCGCCGCCTGCACGTAGGCGGTGGTCGCGATCTGCGTGTTCGGCGTCCCGAGGCTTGGTGTGGGAGCCGTCGGCGTCCCGGTGAAGGCCGGGCTCGCCAGCGCCGCGCCGCCAGCGGCGGAAATGTCGGCCGCCAGTAAACTGACCGCCCCAACTCGCCCGTTGAAGCTGGCCACGGTGGCGTTGACCGACGCCATGACGAAAGCGGTGGTCGCGATCTGCGTCGTGTTGGTTCCCGGCGCAGCGGTCGGCGCTGCGGGGACGCCAGTGAACAGCGGGCCGTTAATCGGAGCGCCAGCCGCCGCTATGATGTCGGCTTGCGTTAGTGTGACCGCGCCCGAGCGCCCGTTGAAGGTCGCCACGCCGCCAAGGCCCAGCGTGCCGATGACGAAAGCGGTGGTCGCAATCTGCGTGTTGTCGGTCCCCGGCGCAGCCGTCGGAGCCGTCGGGGTTCCGGTGAAAGCGGGCGACACCAGCATGGCGCCGCCAGCGGCGGAAATGTCGCCGCCTGTCAAGACGACTGCGCCTGTCCGGGTGTTGAAGCTGGACACGCCAGCGGTCGCCGCCTCGACGGCATGGGTGACGAACGCGGTGGTCGCGAGCTGGCCACTGGCCGAGCCCGGCGCAGCCGTGGGCGCGGACGGAACGCCGGTGAAGGAGGGACTGTCGATCGGCGCAAAGATTGTGGACGACGAAATCGCGGCGTTGACAAAGGCCGTCGTCGCTATCTGATCCGTGTTCGTTCCCGGTTCGGCCGTCGGGGCGATTGGGACGCCGGTGAAAACCGGGCTGTCGAAAATCTCGCCGCCGCCCGCATCGAGGATGTCCTGTTCGGTCAGGACGACATCCCCCGTCCGCCCGTTGAAGCTGAAAACGAACGGATGATCCTTGAGCAAACAGGAGATGTACTCGACCGAGTTGCGGTGGACGAAGGCGGTCGTCGCCAGCCTCGAGGAGCTCGAGAAGCTCGCCGGCGTCTCAGCTCGAGGTGCGCCGGCGAAGCGGGGCGAGAAAATTGGAGCTCCACCCGCGCAAACGATGTCCTCGACCAACAGATTGACCGCGCCGGTGCGGCCCATGAAGCTCGTCACGGACGCCGCAACGTCGGCGATGGTCGCGATCGGGACGCCGGCGAGGTCGCCGAAATTGGCGGAAAGTTCGGTGATGCACGCCTGCTGCGCGCCCAATATCCCGAAAGAGGCGTTGGAAAACTGCAGCGTGCCGCCGCTGACCGAGAACGCCGACAGGGCGCCGCCGATCGCCATGTCGCCGCCCTTGGCGAGAACGGTCTCGACCAGTCGCGCCGCGTCGATCGAGAGGTAAGCCGAGCCGAGGCCTCCGCGCTGCAGGAGGAGGAGGTCGCCGGAGGCCGCCCCAGCCGTCAGCGGATATTGAGCGATCTGGCGGACGTTTATGACGAGATCGTCAGCGGGCATCGGTCAGCTCGTGTCTGCGCATAGGACGAGCGCCGTTCGAGGCCACGTGTTCCCAGCCGTGTCGACCGCCGTGAATTTGAGCTGGTAGTCCGTACCGGCGACGCCGCCGGAAAGCATAGCGTAGAGCGCGCGGCCGCGCACCACGACCGGGCCAATCGTCCAATCGGCGGTCGCGTCAGATGGTGCGGCGGTGTTCGTCAGGATGGCGAGCGAGCCCGAGGCGATCGAGACGCCGACCGGGATGATGAAGCTGAAATCAATCCCGAATTTGCAGCTCTCGCCGGGCGGGTGTTCGGGGTTGAAGCGGCGCGAGAGAGGCAATCAAAACCTCCTCGTGTCCTCGACCCAGCGGGCGGTCAGCATCCGCTCGACCCACACGGCGGGATCGCCGATCAGCGCGCCGTCCGGGTCGGCGAGGTAAGACGAACCGGCGTCGTGGACAACGGTCGGTGGAGATAGCAGGGTGGGGCCGGGATCGAGTGGCAGCGCAGACATGACCCGCTCCCGACCGAACGGACCCGGGCGGCCAACGAAATCCCCGGGCGGATCGACGACGCCGAAGGCGGCCGGGTCGACCACGACAGATGGTCTATCGCTGGGGTGCCTGAGAAACATGACATCTACCGGCGCCGATTGACCGTGACGCGCGGAAGCATAGCATGAATTGAAAAGGGGCCGCGACGTGCGCCGCAGCCCCTAACTCGGAAGGCAAATCCAAGTACCCTTCGGTGAAGAAAGGCTATGCCCAATGTAGGCGAAAAATCGTTTTCCGACAAGCTCTCTGAATTACACGCGGCGTCTATGGATGCGCTCGTGCGAGGCTCTGCGCCTGCGCCCGTCTATGCCCCTTATCCCGGCGATCACCCGTGTTCGGTCTGCCGCGCGCCCTACGCTCCATTCGGCGTAGGCAAGCCGCTCCGCTTCTGGTTTTGCCGCGCTCACGCCCCGGAGGAATTGCGATGCCCGACGCCGACAAAGCCGCAGTTTTCAAAGCCCTTTGCGAAAGTCGAGCCCTCCGCTGGAAGCTGGGCAAAATCGCCGCCGAACACGGCGGCGACGGATGGATCGGATATGCAGTTGACCCTCTTCAACAATGGGCCGTCGACAACGGGCTCGTGAAGCTCATCGGCCAAGACGCCGTCCAAGCCATCATGGCGGAGGCGTTCCATGGGTAAGGGTCCAACACTCGTCCCGAAGCCGTCATGGACGACGCTCCTGCGAACCAAAGGCAGAGGCGCGAACGCCATGCCGATCGCCGACTTCCGCAACGTCATGATTGCGCTGCGCAACGAACCGGGCTTTGGGACCGCGTTCGCCTTCGACGAGATGCAACAAGCCGTCATCGTTCGGGCGCCGCCCCCGATCTGCGGCGACGCCGAGCCCGGCGCCGTCTGTCCGCGCTTCGCCGACGAGGAGGACATCTCCCGCCTGCAAGAGTGGATGCAGATGGTCATGCCCAAGGTCGGCCGCGAGGCGATCCATTGGGCGCTCGAACAGTTCGCCCGCGAAAACCCCGTCCACCCGCTTCGCCTCTGGCTCCGCACCCGCGAAATCGGCGTCCGTCAGCCGGTCCTCGACAACTGGCTGACCTATGCGCTGGGCGTCCCGAACGACGCCTATCACAACGAAATCGGCCGCCGGTTCGCCATCGCCATGGTCGCCCGTGTCATGGACCCCGGTTGTCAGGCGGACTACATGATGGTCTTGGAAGGTCCGCAAGGCGAGCTGAAAAGCCAGTTCTGCCGGGCGCTCGCGGGGACCGAGTATTTCTCCGATCACATCCCCTCGCTCAACGGCGATCAAGTCCGAACGTCGATGCACATGCGCGGCAAATGGCTCATAGAAATCAGTGAGCTGGCGGCGTTCAACAAGATCGGCGATGTCGAAACGCTGAAAGCCTTCATCACCCGGCGCTGGGAAATCTACACGCCCAAATACGGGCGCAAAGAGCGGCGCGAGCCACGCCAATGCCTGTTCATCGGCACGACCAACACCGACGATTGGATCAAGGACGAGACGGGAGCGCGCCGGTTCTGGCCGGTCAGGGTCGTGTTCGTCGATCTGGCTTGGCTGGCCGAGTTTCGCGACCAGCTTTTCGCCGAAGCGCGAGAGGCTTTGGAGGCTGGCGAGCCGTGGTGGCCCGACCGAAACTTCGAGCGCCGCGTCATCGCCCCCCACCAAGAGAAGCGCCAAGCCTACGACAACTGGACCGATCGCGTGCTTGAAGTGGCGCTTTCACTCCCGTCCGTAACTATCGCTTTCATCTGGCAAGGATTGCAGTCCGTCAACAGCTCCGCCGACCTCACCAAACTCGACATGCTGGCGCAGAAGCGGATCGCCGCAATTCTGAAAAAGGACGGTTATGAGAAAGCCCGTGCGGCTAGCGGTCGAATTGTCTGGAAAAAACCAGAATAACCCGAACCGTACGAACCGTTCCGAACCGTTGCCCCTATAAGGGCTATATTTCTCGCGCGCGTGTGTGTGCGTAGGCGTATATAGCAGAGGGTTCGGGAGGGTTCGGAGGGTTCGGGGATGAGGGAACTGACAGGGCAAGTGTTCGGCCGCCTGACCGCGATCCGACGCAACGGTCAGCTCGCCGGCGGCGAATACCGCTGGCTCTGCCAATGCCCCTGCGGCAACCGACATACCGTCCGCGTCAGCGCCCTCATGAACGGACACACCAAATCGTGCGGCTGCATCACCCCAAAACCAGACGGCAACCCCACGCACCGGATGTCGAAAACGGCGGCCTATAACCGTTGGAAATACGAGCGATTGCAGTTGAAAACGACCGACCTCCCCTTCCCCAAATGGCTGGAAGCTCGGCCCGAATGGCGGCAGGGAACACACCCCGCCCCCAAATTCTGATTTATTTCCAAAAGTTGCGGCGCAATTTCCCCAAAAAAAATCGGGGGAAGCCGGTTCGCTTTTTTCCAGCTTTGGGAAACCTTGGACTTGCTCCGCACGCGGTGCGCACGCCGCGTCCGAGAGACGTTCAAGGACCATGCCACCGCGGAAAAACAGAAACCTCGTGCTACTCATGCGGCCCACCAGAAGGTGGAGCGTAGAGCGCAAGCAACGCGAAGTAGAGTGAAGTATAGAAGGCATCCGATGATAGACGCTATACTCGCCTCTACTTGCGAATACTGCGCGAATACATGGGCCTTCGGAAAAGCACGCGATTTCGCGCAAGTCGACAAGGCGGCAAAACGGCATATAACAGACAAGCGATGTGGGGAACGGGTAGGTTAGACTGTCAACTCTAATACATGACACATGCCAAATCGCGCCATTTTCCTGGCGTCTCCGGGGCGTCATTCTTATTTAAGCGTGTCCGAGATAGGATGGACAGGGGCGTTGGAGGACGCCATGGCCGAACCGAAAACTCTCGAACAATGGATGGATGTTCTGCGGAAGGTCGAGCCGCGCGGCAAGGAGTGGATTTTGCTGGGGCTGGCGGACAACATGCCGGATTTGATCCACCGCTTCGACATCAACACCGATCTGCGGCAGCAGCATTTCATTGCGCAATGCGCGCATGAGAGCGACCATTTTCAGGTGACGCAAGAGTACGCCAGCGGCAAGGCGTATGAGGGCCGGAAGGATTTGGGCAACACGCAGAAGGGCGACGGGGTGCGGTTCAAGGGTCGCGGCGTGATCCAGCTCACCGGCCGGTACAATTACACGACATGCGCGAAGGTCTTGGGCGACCCGGACATCCTAGCCAAGCCTGAGACGGTCGAGCGGTTTCCGCTCGCGGCGACGGTGTCAGGCTGGTTTTGGAAGGCGAACAACCTCAACGCTGTCGCTGACCGGGACGACGCCAAGGCGGTCTGCAAGATCGTGAACGGCGGCTACAATGGCTTGGATAGTCGCCTCACGGCGCTCAAGAGCTGCAAGAGCGCGTTCGCAGCCCTCGCGTAGGGCGTCGTCGACGAACACGTGGCAGCGTCCGCAATACCGTTCGCGGATGTCGTTAGGGTTGTAGCTCACGGCGCGGCAGAACGGGCAGACGAATTTCGACGGGGGAGGCCCGCGCCGGACAGCATTTGCTACCGAAGCCTCCCCCGTCTGGTTCCCGAGCGGCCACCACACCGTCTCGGACCAAGGGCATAAATCCCACGGCAAGCCGCAGGGGCATTTATCAGGGCGAAACGGGACCAAACTTTAGCTTCTCTTTCCAGCGCCGCGCCCAGCGTTCCTCGACGGCGACCTTGGCGTCAGGGGTTTTGGCTTCCTGCCGCTGCCGCTGATATTCCGGCTCGTTGCGATAGCCGAGCTTCGGGTCGTGCCACGGCTTAAACCGCCGCCGATATGCGCCGCCGTAGAGCATCAGACTGGCCCACCTTTCGCGCCTCTTGGCGGTTCGCCGTGTCCCGCGCCGCCAGCGGCGGGCGGCAGCTCGACCGGGGCATATTGCGATCGCCTAAACACTCTCCCCGCTGACAGGTCGCTGGCGAGTTCGCTTGCGCACCTTTCCAGCGTGTCCGCGTTTTCCTTGTTCAAGTGCCACTCCTCGGCGCTTGGCTCGCAATCGAGCTGCGCCAGCCGGTAGGCTGCGGCTTGCTTTCGCCAATCGCGCACGCGTCTTTCGAGCCGGTTTTCGAGCGCCGTTGGTCCCGTCATCTTTGCCCTCCTGATACGCCATGATTTGTTCGACCGGGACGCCGGTCAGGTGGGCGATGGTGGCGGCTTGCTCGCTTGACGGGCGGAACCGCTCTTGCGCCCACACGTACATCGTCTGGCGTGACACGCCGATTTGGCGGGCGCGCTCGGCCAGCGTATCCCCCGGAACCTTGGCGAGGATCGCCGCCATGGGGTAGCGCAGCTTGTGAGCGACGGCCAAAAGGTCGCTCGCGAGCGCGGGCAGCGTCGCTTTTTGCACGGCCGATGCGAGAACCTGTTGAAAGTCCATGTGTAATCCCTAGCAGTTGACACCCCGTCACGTCAAGGGTATGTCATAGCGCATCCACAGATGGGAGAAAACGGAATGAATGAACACGTTCGCGAGGAGGACGCGCACCGGGCGCGTCAATCCAGCACGGAAGCAATCGGGCGGGAGCTGTTCGGCGAGCCGACGAACGCCGACGTGGTCGCAATTGCGATCTACCTCAACGGGCGGCTGATCCACACGAAAACCGACACGGCGACGGTCGCCAAGATCATGGCGCTTCTGACCGGCATCGAGTGACATGAAAGAGGCTGTGAGCAAGGCGGAAGCCGACAGGCAGGCGCAAACGGCGCAACAAATCGTCGCCATGGTGTCGCTGTTCTTCACCGGGCAACAGCCGGGCGTCATCGGCTCCACGCTGGCGGAGCTGATGGCGACCTTTCTCGTCAACCATCAAATCCCGAACGACCCGGAAAGAGAACTCGATCTGCGCACGAAGCTGATGGCGCAATGGTGCGAGACAGTTTGGAGTTTGGTCGCGGTTCACGAGGGCAGGAGCGCGGTGAAGCAATGAACGACACTGGCGTCGAAGGCGAGGATTTCAAGCCCGGCCCGCTGACGTGGGTGCCGAAGCCCGCCCCAGCGGAGACGTTCGCGGGCGTCCTCATGCAGATGCTCTCCGATCCGAACATTCCGGCCGACAAGATGGAAGTGGTGATGAAGATGCGGCGCGAAGTCTTGGGCGACCAAGCGCGCGAAGCCTTCATGGAGCATTTCGCGGCGTTCTCGGCGGAGCTGCCGCAAGTCGAGCGCGACGGCACGGTGGCGCTGGTCAAGGATGGTCGCGAAGTGGGGCGCTACGCCTTCACGACCATCGAAGGGATGGACGTGATCTTGCGCCCGCTTCTCGCCAAGCACGGTTTCGCTATCTCGTTTGCGTCGACCGACAACGCCAACGGCGTCACGGTGACAGGCACGTTGTCGGGCTGGGGCTGGGAGCGATCGTCAACCTACACGCTGCCGCCTGACAAAGGACCGGGGCGGAACGAATTGCAGGCGCGCGGCTCGTCGCGGCGCTACGCCAAGCGGTATGTGACCGACGATCTGTGCAACGTCGTGCGCAAGGGCAAGGACGACGACGCGAAGGGCGCGCTTGAGGCGCTGATCGACGCGACGCAGCTCAAAGAGCTGACCGATTTAATCAAGGCGACGGCGACCGACGAGGCGGCGTTCCTCAAGACGATGGTTTCTGGCGCCGAGAGTTTGCAGGACATCCGGCAGCGCGATTATCCGCGCCTCATCATGGCGCTCCGCGAGAAGAAACAGCGGAGGGCGTCGAAGTGAGCGAGCCGCGAAGCGAGCTGGCGCGCTACGCCTTCGGCTACTCGGACAAAAAGCCGGGCTGGCTGTTCTGGCTCATTCACGTGGCGATGGTCGCCTTCGTCTTGTGGACGATGTTGGGCGGCCACGCGCAAGCGCACTGCTATTCGATCTGGAAATACCCGAACGCCCAGCGATGCGGAACATCAACCACCCCCCGGTTGCTGTTGGGAGGCATCGCGAAGCGTGCGGCGGTCCCGGTGGGCCGCACACAACCCCCGCCGGGACCGTCGTTCGATATCCCGCTGCCTGATCCTGATCCAGCGACAACCGCGTTGAGGGCGCAACTGAAATGATCCCCAAGGCTGAATGGCTTGAGACCGGCGACAAGAACACCTGTCTGTGCTGCGGACAGCGTGTGTTGCGGCAAGGCAACCCGATCACGCCGGAACGCGCAGCGCGGGCGCTCTTGCTGTTCAACGCGCTCGGGCTGACGCGCGAGGAATTGCTCGGCAAGCATCGCGAACAACTCGACTATCAGTCGCCCGGCTTCGCCGCGTGGCTAGAGGAGCATTAAATGGGCGAGCAGAAACGACGCGCGGCGGTCGGCGGCGATTGGGAAACCAATCGTTTCAACACGGGGCATTGCCTGCACTGCAACGCGCCGCTGACCGGCATTACCGGGCCGGCGCCGCGACCGGACAAGGGCTCGGTGATGATCTGCGGCGACTGCGGCTACGCGATGGAGTGGGACGGCGAGAAGAACGTCGAGCTGTCGTCGGAGCTGATGGCGGAGTTGAGCAACGATCGCGGCTTCGATCGCGTCCTCGCCGTCACCCGCGCCTTGCGCGATCTGCCGATCATGCCGAAGCGGGTCATCATGCTTGAGCCGCGCGAGCCGGAAATCTGCGAGGACTGCGGCAAGCTTGAGGAGCTGCGCCCCTACGGTCACAAGAAACCGGACGGTAAACGCAAATGGGTCTGCTTTCCGTGCGCGCACAAAGACGAAGCCGAATTGAACCGCGCTTTTGGCGAGCGGATGGAAGGGGAGAACCCGGTATGACGACAGACCACAAATTCATCATCGGCAAACCGTTTCACGACCGAACGGCGCTCGAAACGCTCATGAGTGGCGAACGCCAAGCGATGGAGGAGTTGGGGGCGGCGGCGCTGTCCATGGCGGGCGTCGCGGACCTGATCGACGAGCGGTTCGCCGTGATCGAGGCGAGGCTGACGGCGATCGAGGCGAAGCTTGCACGCGACTTGGGAGGACAAGCGAATGAAGCTGTACCGGGTGGAGCAAGGGTCGGCGGAGTGGTATCGTCGACGCCTCGGCATCCCGACATCGAGCAACTTCCACAAGATCGTGACGCCGAAGGGGGAGCCGTCGAAACAGGCGGTCAAGTATCTCTATCGGCTAGTGGCGGAACGGCTCCTCAACGAGACGATGGATGACGAAATCGGCTTCGTGAAGTGGGTTGCTCAAGGTCGCGAGCAAGAGCCCTACGCCGTCCAGCAATTCGAGTTCGTCAACGAAGTCACCCTTGAGCCGGGCGGCTTCGTCACGACCAATGACGGGCGGCTCGGGGCGAGCCCGGATCGGATTTTCAAGGGTCACAAGGAAAGCCTTGAAATCAAGAGCCCGGCCCCGTGGACCCAGCTTCAATATCTGCTTGAAGGCCCGGACGACGCCTACATCGCGCAGACGCAAGGGCATTTGCTGGTCGGCGACGAGTTCGACGCGGTTCATTTCTATACCTACAACCCGCGCACGCCGCCGTTTCACAAGGTCATTCTCCGCGACCATCGCTATCAGTCGATCCTTGCGGCGGCGCTCGACCAATTCTGCGACACGCTCGACGTGCAGACGGAGCGCGCACGGGCGCTCGGGGCGTTTGCGGAAGTCCGCCGGGTCGAGACGCCCGCCGATGTCGCCTATCAGTCGGACGAGTACGTGCAACTGAGGCTCATCAACCCGGAGGAGGGCGATCTTGGGGATGCCGGTCCATGAATTTGTCTGCGCCGACTGCAAGGCGGATGTTTTCAGCTACGGCGGCGAGCCCGACGCGACGCGCTGCGCGAGCTGCGACATCGTTTTCGAAATGAAGGCGGACGGGAAATTGGCGCCGCACGACGAGGCGTCTTTGCGCGAGCTGTTGGGCTGTCAACTGCCCAAGGGGGACGAATGAGCGACGTGTTTCAAGCGGTGAAGCGGCTTATCAGCCGGTCGGGAATGTCGGTCGATCAAGTCGCGTTCCGGTCGGGCGTGACGGCGCAGACCATCCACAACTGGTTAGAGGGGCGGGTCGACGAGGCCCGTGTCGACAATCTCCTCAAGGTGGCGGCGATGTTCGGCAAGACGATCGAGCTGACCGGCGGCGAGCTGCGGCTTGCGCCGATCCCTGACACGCCGGCGAGCGTAGCGGCGAAGATGGCGGGAGCGCGTGAGTTCGTCGGCTTGTGGCGGCGCTATCAGTGAGAAAAGACATCCTCATGTCGCCGCCCGAAATCATGCAAGGCGGGCTCGTGGGGTTGATGCGCCGGGTTGGCACGATGAAGAACGGCGAGCGCGACAGGTCCGCGCCGCATAGCTCGTGGTCGACCGAGATTGACGCGGCGATCGGCGAAATGGCGGTGAGCAAGTACCTCGGGCTCTATTGGCGAGGGCATCGCGGCCGGGAGGACGACGTTCTGGACGGTCGCGAGGTTCGGACGACGATTTACGAGACGGGGAAACTTGTGATCCGCCGGCGCGACTTGGAAAAGCACCCGAACAGTTTTTTCGTTCTCGTTGTCGCCAAGCCGCCGATCTACTCGATCCGTGGGGAATTTCTGTGCGCCGACGCCAAGCAGGACTGTTACTACGATCCCGAACCGAAGGAAGGGGAGCCCGCTTGGTGGGTTCCGCAATCTGACCTAGCGGAGTTCTAATGGCCGACAAATATCCGCCTGCGGTGCAGCGCCCGGCGCTGTTGAAGCTGGTCGAGGCGCTTGGTTGCCGCGACGCCGCGCTCCGCCGCGACGAGTGCGGCGATTGGCGTATCAACGGCAAACATGGGTATATCTATGCCGTGCCGGGCATCCCGTGGGGCGGGATGGAGAAGGTGGAGGGGTTCCAGATTTATTTCCGGGGCGCGGCCGAGTTCGAGGAGCCGACGAGTTCGCAGGCTTGGACTTGGGCGCGAAAGACACTCGAACCATTCTGTCGCGTGACCCAAGACGGCGACATGGAAGGGATGCTGTTCCTCGCTCGCCTGCCGACGCCGGAAGAAGCCGAAATCATCCGCGACAAGCTACGCATCGCGAAGCGGGCCGAATTTAGCGAGGAGGTCTTGGCTCAGAAGCGCGAGGGGATGCAGAAGGCGAGGGAGAGTTTGGGGCGCAGACCTGAAAACGGCGGGTCAGAGGGCTGAGATGGCTTGGACCCCCCTTAAAGAGGCTCTAGCCAGCTTATTTCCGGCTGGACAGCCAGACCATGGGGATCACGACCGCCCCGCAATAAACGCCCAGCATGATAAGGGCGGGCATCTGCATCGGCCCCGTCGGCACGTCGAGCGAGAGTTTGGCGAGCCAGAGCGCGCCGATGACCGCAACCAAAAGTACCAGCCGCACCGCAAGCACAATCGCAAGTAGGTTGAGCGAGCCCAAGACGCCCGCCTTCCACGCGCTGCGGTGAACGTACTCTGTTTCACGTGAAACAGACGCTTTAGGCGTCGAACTCGGCGTCGTCGTCTGCGCCGCTATCAAACTGGACAGGCTGCCGGGTTGGTCGGGGAGGGTTTTTTCCCCCACGAGCTGCATCGGGGCGCGCGAACGCGGCGGCGTATTTTCGGACGGCGCTTCCAGTGTTGCCATAATCGTAATCGCCCTTCCGCAAGGTCGCGAAGATCGTCAGGATGCGGCCGACGGCGATCAAGGATTGGATGCGCTGCGGCATCGTCATGTGTTCGTCGCGATCGGCGCTTTCCAGATCGTCGAGCAACTTGCCGATTTGCTTATAGAGGCGTCCGTTGATGTCAAGCGGATCGGTTGACTTCGTCATTGGGCGTCGCGGTCCCGGTTCATGTAATCATACTCCTGACCGAGAATTTTTGTGACCGGGTATCCGGCGTCGGACAGCATCCTCGCCACGACGGAGGGCGGGAAGCGTTGCAGGAGCTGGCGAGCGTAGCTGGCGATCGGCGCGTAGTGGCTCATTTGGTTGCCGAGTTTCGCGCCCCATAGCGACGCCAGCCCGCCCAGCGCGCCGCCCGCGCCATGTCCCAAGAGGCCGCCGACGCCGGTCCCGATTAAGTGGTCTAGCGCGCCTGCGGTTCCTTCCGACATGCCGGGGATTTTCGCGCCGACCGCGCCGACGCCCGCATTGATGGCGCGCTGAGTGTTGGACGAGGCGGGCGCGGACGCGCCTTCGACTGCCCCGACGCCGAGAGGGACATATTTCGCGGCAGCCAAGGGATTGCTCACAACCTTGGTCATTCGGCCGCCTGCGCCGCGAACGATGTTCGTTGTCTTGGCGGTCGTCGAGGCTGCGCCAAGCGGCGCGAGGGGGAGCGTCGCGCCAGCGAAGCGGGCGATCTTATCGCCGGTCGTGGTCGGGGCCTTCTCGGCTTGCTGATAGAGCGGCCCCGGCTTCGCGCCCAAGAGCTGCGCCGGGCCGCCGACCAGCTCGGCCGCGCCTTGCGCGAAATTGGCGATCAAATGGCCGGGCCCGGACATGTCTTTTTGCAAATCGGCGCTTTGGCTCGCCTGCATCTGCCGTTCGGCTTCGGCTTGCGCGTCCTCTTGCGAGGCGTCGTCAGGACCGGGGATCGTGCGCGTCTGGCCGCCGACGGTGACAGTGAAGTGTTTCATTGCAGTGCGCCCCAGCCCGGCGACGGCGCGGCTGCGGGCGCGGCGGTCTGCCCGGTCGGACCTTTCGGCTGCGCGTCAAAGCTGCGATCGAGCCCCTTCAAGGTCGGATCGCGCACATCCCTGAATTGGTTCGTCTTGGGATCGTAGCTGGCGATCGTTTGCAGGGTTGCAATCGCCCTCGGGTTGTAGTGCAGGGCGTCGCGGCCGACGACGGATTTATAGTCGTCGTTGAACGCCGACATCGTGTCGACGGCGTTCTGCGCGTCGACCAGCATGGAGCTGCCGCGAATGAACTCAGGCCCGGCGGTGTAGGGCGTCTCGCGCAACACGCGTTGCACGTCGGTTTCGTGAAAGTTGCCGGTCTGGCTGGCGATCGTCTGCGCCTCTTGGACATAGGTGTGATAGGCGGAGAACACCCGGCCCCATTTGCTGTCGCCGGAAAGCGTGTGGTTGAACCAACTTTCCAACGCGCCTTCGGGCGGGGTTTCGCCCTCCGGTATCTGGTGCAGAGCTTCCAGCAAGGTCCGCCCGGCCGCCGCCATGCTTTCGGTGCGGCCCATGCGTCGGCCGGTCGGCCCGGCGTCGTATTCCTTGTTGAGTTCGGGGATGCGCTGGAAATCCGCGGCTGACCAGCTCGGTTTCACGGCGAGCGAGAGGTCGCCAAGATTGCTCCAATAGGGCCGGGCGCCGATCGCGCCCATGCCGCCGGGGAGCCCTTGCTTGCCATCGAGCAGTTTTCCCCAATCTGCGGCGATGGCGGGACTGATAGCGGAGAGTTCTTGCGCGATTTGCTCGCGGGTTTTCCCGGCCGAATGGGCGACCACGTCATCCATGCGGGTGTCGACGCCGGCGGCGTATTCTTGCGCGGCGTCGGCGACCTTTTTCGGCAAGCCGGTCGACGGTCTGCCGCGTGCGATGTCGAGCCCGACTTGCTCGTAGGGCTTGAGCGGCGTGGATTGCGGTGGCGCCGGGCTCGTGCCGGGCTCGGGAGCGGGTCCGCGCCCGCCGGGACCGGCGACTTGGTCGCGCGGAGGCGTCGCCGATTGCCCGACGGGAATGTCCATCGGATCGGTCGACGTTTCGGAGCCGCCGGGCAAGCCCCAACGCTTGGCGTCCTCGGCGTCTTGTTCGCCTGACTTGCTGTTGGCGGCTTCCAGCGCCCGGATATGCGCCTCGTGGTCGGCGAGGAAGCGGCGCACCTGTTCGGCGCTCGCGCCGCCTTCCAGCAACGCCATCACGTCTTTGTCGCCGTGTTCTACGGCGACCCTCCACAATTCGTCATGCAGCTTGGTCGGGTCGCCGCCGCCCGTGACCTGATAGGCGGAGAATTTGTCGGCGTAGTCGATCTGGCGGGCGCGCTCCACGTCCGCCAACTTGGCGTTGGACAGCGTGAGCTGTTCCTTCGCCTGCCGCATTTTCCACTCTTGCCCCTTCATGTAGGCTTCTTGGTAGGCGGCGGCGTAGGCGGCCGACGTTGCGCCCAGCGGAGCGCCCGCCGCCCCGCCGTGTTGGGCGAAATAGCCGCCCATTTTCTGGAAAAGGCCGGGCAGCTCGAACGATTGCGGCTGGCGCGGGTAGGGCTCGGGCTTGTTCCACTGCGAACTGTCGCGCGGCACGGGCATCGTGTACGGCGTGAAGCCGGGCGGCGTCCGTGGGACGTTGGCGGGGACCGGGGCGTAGCTGTAGGCGGTCGGATCGGGCGGATCGGTCGAGCCGAGACGCGGTTTTGGCGGCGGTTTGCCTTGGCCGGGCGATTGCGGCGGGGATTGCGGGCTCGGTTTGCCTTGCGCGCCGGTAAAATGCTGCACGAGCGCGTGCAACTGGCTCGGGAGCTGGACCGGCGGCCCGCGCACGTTCCCGGTCTGCGGGCCAAGCCCCGGCAAGTCCGCGTCTAGTCCTGTGGCTCCAAAAGTATCGCTCATGTGTCAATCTATACAGTTGACAGTCTAACCTATGGCCCGCCCGCCACCATCGGCTGGCTCGACGGCGGCAGCTTGGCGGTTAAGACCTCGGAGGGGACGACCGGCTCGCGCGCCAACGGCTTGTTCGACATGCGGCCCGCGTAACGGCGATTGGTCGTGATGCCGCTCCATTGGTTCATGCCGAGTTTCTTCATTGAGGTCGTCCACGGCGTCCAGCCCTCTTGCGAGGCTTTCATCATGGCGTAGTCGACCTGTTGTTTCCACGTCCTTGGATCGCGCGGATCGAGCCCGGTGTCACGCCGGAACTGGTCGCCCATGGCGTTGCCGTCGGCGGCGAAATGGAGCTGGAAGGGTCCGAAGCTGGTCCCGTCGTCGCCCGGATGCCTCGCCTGCCCGTAGCTGCTTTCTTGGGCCAAGATGCGCGAGGCCACGTCCGGGTCGATGCCGTACCCCTGCGCCACCTGACGGGTGTAGTCGTCAACGTCCTTGGCGCTCGCGCCGGGGATTGCGCCGCTCGAACCGACTTGGTCGGGCGTTCCCGCCGCTCGCCCCGTCTCCTTGGGCGGCGCGTTGGGGTCCGGGCCTTGCTGGCTCGGGTCTTGTCCGTCCTGTCCGCCGCCGCCGACAAGGCCCTGCGCGTCCATCGGATGCAGTGGGAGCCAGCCGGGTCCGGGCGGTCGGCCGTGCATGTGCCAGCCGAATTGCGGATGGTGATAGGGCCACGCGCCGCGCCCGGCCGGATGCTGGCCGCCGTGGTAGTGCATGGCGTTCATGCCGCCTCGGAAGCCGCTCAAGCCTCGGCCGACGCCGTGGGTGAACCGTCCGCCGTGGAAGCGGCCGAACCTTCGGCCGCCGCCGCCGCCGCCGAACATGCCTGCGATCATCGGCAGGAGCGGCGCGATGACCTTCGCCGCCTGCGCCAGATCGGCGAGCGCGGTCGGACTGCCGGTCGAGATGCCTGAGATGTCGTTGAGGATGCTCGACGTGGCTGGTCCCGGCGACGCGGCTGCGGCGGGCGCGGGCGAAGCGCCCGGCTTGTGGGTCGGGAGCGCGGCGGCCGGGTGCGGTACTCGAGTTGGGAGGTCGGCGGACGCGACCGGCTGCGCGCCGCCGCCCTTTCTGACGTTGATTTGCCGTCCGCCGGCGTCGGCGGTCTGAGCGTCGCCCGGTCGAGCTGGGGGCAGCGGCGTGTCGGCCGCCGGCGTCCCGGCGGCAGTAACCGGGTTGCCCTGCGCATCGACAGCGGGCGCTCCGTCGTCGGCGGCTGCGGCTGCGGTCCTCTGTTGGGCTGCGCCGGGCGGGATCGCGGCGTCGGCCGGGTTCGATCCAGCAACTTCGCTGGCTGCGCCGGGCGTCTGCGGCTGGACCGGCGTGCCATAGAACGATCCGGGGGATTGGTCGCCGGTCTGCCCGGCCGCCACTCCCGGCAGCGGCATCCGGGGCGATTGAGCTCCGGTTTGACCGGCGGCCAGCGTCGGCAGAGCGAAGGGCGCAGCCTGCCCGCCTTGCGGGACCGGCCCGGTCGGACCCGTCGGCTGACCGGACAGCCCTTTGAGCAAGGTTTTTAGCTCGGCGACCGCCGATGGCGGCGCATGGTCCGGGTCGTGCTGTCCGCCGCCGCCGCCGCTTTGCTGTTGCTGATTTTGGTTCGGCGACGAGCCGGGCGCCGTGTTCGATTGCGTGCCGCCCGTCGCGCCCGTCGGGTCGCCGCCCGTCGCCGCCGACGTGCCGGGCGGGGTCATGGAGGCGGATTGCGCCCCGACCGAGCTGCCGACCGGGGAACCGCTGCTGAGTGCGTTGGCGATGTCGCTGAACGAGCTGAACTCGCTGGGCCCGCCGCCGCTGCCGCCCATGATGTCGGCGTCGGTCAGACCCGCGAAGTCGCTATCGGTGAGGTTGGGCGTGTCGCCGAAGCTGCTGCTGCCTGTCGGGTCTGTGACGCCGCTGCCGCCCGATCCGGTTAAAGCATCGCCGACGTTGCTCATAGGGCTGCGCTCGCTAGTGTTCCCGCCACTTGCCCGGCCGCCGCGCCCTCTTGCTGCCCCGCTTTTTCTTGGGCCGCTTGGTCGGCGAGGACGGCGGAGGTCGGAAGGTTGGTTTCCGCCTTCTGCAACGCCGGATTGAACGCCGGATTGGTCACGTCCTGCGTCTGTTCCTGCCCGATGGTCGCCTGCCCCACGTTGGCTTGGTTGGCGAGGTCTTGCAGCTCGGGCGTCGAGCCGCCCATGCCAAGCTGGTTGTAACGATTGGTGGTCGTTTGCTGGTTGCCTTGGGTGGCGGCGTCGATCGCGCCAAGATCGAACTGGCTCGGGCCGAACTCGAATTGGCCTTGCTGCAAATTCGTGTCGAGGCCGGAAAGACCGCCTTTGCCGCTGTCGCCGCCGCTGTTGCTCATGTGCTGGCTCCGGTCGGCAAGCCTCCCGCCGCGCCGCCAGCCGCCTTCCCCGCCAGCGAGGCGAGGCTCGTCGCTTGCGCGAGCGATTGGTCTTGCTCGGCCAAGGCGTTTTCGTTGTTTTGCTGGTCGATGTTCTCGGCGTTCTGGAAGGCGCTGAACGCCGCCCCTTGGTTCGTGTCGCTCAAGCCAGCGAGGTTGATCGCCTTGCCGGTGTTCGCGCCGCCCGCGACTTGGCTCGCCATCGTCGACAGGCTGGCGCCGCCGCCCTGGTCGGAGCCCTCGAACTGCGCTTGGCCTTGCGTGAGGTTCTGCCCGTAGTCGTAGTCGGCGAGGGCGGTTTGCTCCGGGGTGACGCCGCCGGGGCTGGTGAAATAGGGGAACTGTTGCTGATCGACGCTTTGACTGCCGCCGACCTTGCCGCCGACTTCGCTGCCGACTTGGCTCATATCAGCCTCTTGACGTAGCGGACATTGGCTTCGGTGGCGCCCAGCTTATGCGCGATCGGGCCTAAATCGAAATCCGTCTCCGACGACAAGCGCCAGAGCGAACACAAGCGCCGCTTGGCCCATTCTTGCGAGGCGCGCAGAAGCATGACGGCTTCCCACATCTTGCCCTCCTCGGAGCAAACGAGGACGACGTTGCACTCGGGCGTCTGCGGCATCCACGGGGTGGTCGAGAGCATGGCGATGCAGAAGGCGTTATCGCTGCGGATCGGCAGGAACATCATCGGCCCTTTGAGGACGATGTTGCGGACCCACATTTCGGTCCCAAGGCGATCGTATCGGCCGGGATAGCGCCGATCGCCCAGCTCCGCCATCCAGCGGATGTCGTCCTCGGTTAGGAGCCGTGCCCTAAAACGAGAGCCGCTTGGTTCAAGGCGCTGTGTTCTTGGGAATTGGTGAACAAGAACCATTGGAACGGACCCGGTCGCTGGGTCGGACTGTCTATGAGGGTGAGCGACGGCTGTACACCGAAGAAATTAGCGGCGTCGTCATGGGCTTGCTGATGGTTCATGTCCCAAAGGCTCGCGCCGCCCATGCTGTCGGGCGGCATCGGATCGAGCAAATAGTTGATGAGGCTAAACTGGCTCGCCTCGCTGCCCATTTGGGCGACGAGCTTGACGTGTTCGTTGGAGTGATCGAACGCGAACGCCGCTTGTCCGCGTTCGGTGTCCGGGTAGTGCATGAGGGTGACGACGCTCATCCCATGCCCCAAACGTCTTTCATGCACTTCTTGCAAAAACGCACGGACGCGCCTTTGTCGTCCCAAAGGATGAGCGGCACGTCATCGTCGGGGATGACGGCGGAGCAATAGGAGCAAAGGACCGACGGCGGGCTGTCGGGCCGCCCCCACGTCAGCTTGTCCCAATTGATGGCGACTTTTGGCTTGAGGCTAGTCGCCACGGCTGCGGCGGACCTTCTCGGTCACAAGGTCGGACGCCGGTTGCGGGCCGATGCGATCGTCTGGCGTGCCGATCGGGTCAAAACCTCGAGGCGAAATTCTGTCCATCCCGAAGTCGCTATCACGCCCTTCGCCTGCCACGCTTCGGCCGCCGGCGCGCGGGCCGACGCGAGGCTCGGTTCCCGTTCGCAAAGGCCCGGCGAGAGAGCGCCCTGATTTCAGCACTCCGTCCGCCGTCTGATAGAAGCCGGTCGGCCCGCCCTTCTCCGTCCCGTCCTGCCGCGTCCTCGGCCATTCGCGTTCGGTTCCCATTACCGTCTCTTTCTCCGCCTCGCCTTGCGGAGGTTTTTCCGCCGGGCTCGTTTCTGCGATCGGGTCTGCCGCGCCATCTTATCCTCCTGTGGGGGCGGCTGGGGCAAGCGGCTGCGGTTGCGCCGCCCCGGCGAGGTTCGAGAGAGACGGCCCGCCTGACCCGCCGGAAACGAGGTTCATGACGAGCCTAAAGATACTGCCCATGTCTGGCGAGGATTGCTGGACTTGGGCGACGGTCGACGGCGCTGGGGCGGTCGAGTTGGTTTGCTGTTGCGCGGTTGTGGCGGCCGACGCGAGCCCGGCTGCGCCGCCGCCCCCGCCAAGCCCGGTTGAGGCTGTTCCGCCGCCGCCTTGAGCTGGGGGTGACGCTGGCGCCGCGGCTGCGACAGCGGGTGACGGAGCCGACGGTCCAGCGAGCGAGGCGGTCGAGACGTTGCCCATTGCGCCACGCGCGGGGCCGAAGTCTGCCGGGCCGGGCGCTCCACCGGCAACCGCCGCGCCGCCGACGCCGGGGGCGTTGCCGCCCAAGCTGGGGCCGATCGAGCCCGATTGCGTGGCGCCGGGGCCGCCTTGGGCGTGCGCCTGCGCCAAGCCCGACAGCCCGGCGTTGAGCGATGAGATCGCCGACGAACTCGGGCTCGCCGGGCCAAGCCCGGCGACGGACACTGGACTAACGGCGGTCGAGACGCCCGAAAGTAGTCCGGGCGGGACGCCCATGAGCCCGGCTGAGATGAGGGCGTTGACGGTTGCGGGGTTCATGCCCCGGACGGCGCCGAAGCCCGATCCGCCTGCCGCTGTGCCGCTGCCGCCGCCGGTTCCGCCGCCGGCGGCTCCGCCAGTGGCCGCGCCCGGTCCGGTTGCGCTGCCGCCGCCGGTTGACGCGCTGCCCGCCGTGCCGCCAGCGCCGCCGGCCGCCGCGCCGCCGGGCGCTGCGCTACCCCCTGCCGCGTTGACGCCGACGCTGCCGCCGAAGCCGGTCGCGCTATTGCCGGCATTGGCGGAGGCGTTCGCGCCCGCGCTATCGCTTGACGTGCTTGTGCCAGCGGGAGCGCCAGCCGCGTTGCCGACGCCGCCTACGCCGGTCGCTGCGCCTGCACCGCCGAAGCCAACGGCTGCGCCGGGTCCGCCGACGCCGGTTCCGGTCGCGGCGCCCGTTCCGCCGTCTCCACCATCGCCACCATCGCCGGATGATCCGCCATCGCCGGATGATCCGCCGTCGCCGCCGCTGCCGCCGTCGCCGCCCGATCCGTTATCGAACCAAAGGAATTTCGGCAGTCCGGGGAAAAGGTCGAGGTCGAGAACGGGGCGCATGACTTACCCCTTTGCGGCGCGGGCCTTCAAAAGGTCAACCGGCATGAGTTCGACGACATCGTTGAAACGCAAGAGCCCGGCGAGCCCGATCAAGGCGGCTTCGGCCCGGCCGTCGTCCATCTTGCGCGCGAATAGGGTGGCTTTGCCCGGCCAGCGGTTGATGGCGATCGAGCGCGCCTGATCCTTCATGTCTTTGCCGGGCGGGACGCCGACGACGCGCTTCCATTGGACGGGAGTGATGAAGGTGGAGGGAATAGCTGCGGCAGCGAGACAGCCACGGACAACGCCTTTTGCATCGCCGAAGGCGAAAGCGCCGACAGCTCCCTCCATAGGTCGAGGACCGACGCGTTCAACATAGGCTCTAGTGGCGTGAGACTTGTAGATGATTTCAGCAAGGAGCGGAGCATTGACGGTCCTCCGGTTCTTCGGGCCGTCGCGGAGGCACGGCATGTCCTGCACGTCGAGCAACTCGCCCGCGTCAGAGAGGATCGCGAGCGCGCCTTGCGCGCCGATGTCGACGCCGAGAATTGTCACCGTCGGCCGCCGCGCCTGACAGGTCCGGTTCGGCCGCCGGGTCGCGGCGAACAGCGTCCGCCTTTCATGGGTTTCTCCGCCCTCGCCGTCCTCTGCCGGTTCCCTGCCGATGTCCACGGGCTCGCTTGACGCGGGTCGTGGGGCGTTTCGTGCGGAGCTTGCCAACGGGATCGACGCGGGAGCGAGGCCCAAGGTTTACGCCTTTAGCCATCACATCCTCCTGCCCTTGCGGTACGAGTTGAGGCGCGGTCGCCATGCGGGCAACCGCCACCCCTTGGGCCTTAGCTGCCTCTGCAAGTTTTGAGTGTTGCGGAGGCCAATGCGACGCATGGCCGACTAGCGGCGTTTGCGTGCGCGGATGCGCCTAGCGCGACGGGTTTGTCTGAGCCGCCTTGCCATGGGCTTACCGCCTGCGTCCCCGTCGACCGCGCCGACGGCCACGTCGATCCTCGGTGAAGTCGTCCCAATGCGTGTTCGGACCCATGGCTGTCTCCTGTTGTGCAGCAAGGCCACGCGGCGGGCTGACGCGACGTGGCGTCACCTTCGACTTTCTACGCCCCAAAGAGGGTGCGTTCTTCGGCGGCCAGATGCAGCCGCTCCAAGGTAAAGTCGGGCGAATTGGATTGGATGTCAATTGTCGACCAAATCCCGGCGCCGTGCAGGGGCGAGGGGATGATTTTGAAGTCAACGCCGCCGGGCAGCTCGAAGTCGACGCTCTCGACGCCGCCGGGGATGCCGCCGTCGCCTGACGTGACGGTTCCGGTGATGGAGACGCCGCGCCCGTCGTTATCGTCGATTTCCGCATAGGCGCGCTTGAGGTTCTTGATCGTCAGCGCCGACAGCTTGCTCGACTGCCCGCGCAGTTTCTTGGTCGACAGCCGCTTGAGGAGCGTCGTGCTTGGCTTGGCGAACAGCCGATAGAGCGAGTGTCCGTCGGTCCCGTAGGGCGTGAGGGTGCTGTCCTGTTCGTAGGTTCCGATGTTGGTCAGCTCCAAGCCTTGGCTGGCGACGGACCAAAACTCATTGCCCTTGGTCGGATGGAACATGAGCAACAGCGAGCGCGTGACGCCGAAGGGATCGGTGAAGCGTCCATTGAGGAGCATGACGCGGAAGCCGAAGATGTTGGCGGGCGCGAAGGTCGGCAGATATTGCGACGTGTCGAGGGTGTTCCAAATGTTCGTCACCTTGTCGCCGATCGGCACGCTCTCGCCGCCCTGCAGGATGGAGAGGCCCGCCCCGGTGAAGGTGATGAAGTAGCGCCCCAGCCGTCCGACCGGGCGCGGGAAGCGCTGGCCGACTTGCGGGTCGACGTTGAAATAGTTGAAGTCGGTTGTGACGGGCTCGGCGAGCTGGCCGGGCGTGCCGATGAGGGTGACGTTGTTGATCGCGTCGACTGAGCTGTCGCCGAAAAGGTAGAGGTATCCGGCGGACGCCACGATATCCATGAACGAGTAGACGAGCCGGTCGCCGAAATAGCCGAACGATCCGCCGCCGTTCGCGGTCGAGAAGTCAGCGCCGTTCGAGGGCGCGGAGAAGCTGACGACATCCTTGCCGATAACCCAGAGCCGCGAGCTGTAGACTTCCATGCCATAGATGCCGGGGAGCCCGGACGGCATCGGCGGGATTGGCGCGGTCGGGTCTGTCTCGGCGAGGTCGGTAAGCCAATCGGGGGCGGGATCGCCGGGGCGGGAGAGGGTTGCGCCGTCCCACGCATAGAGGCCAGCCGGGGAGCCGAACAGGACGCCGCCTTGCTGGCCGAGTGTCGAGCCTACGAACGCGGGTCGCCATACCTTTGCGCTCGCCCAATACTGTGGGCCTTGTGGCGAACCGAGAGGGCCCCAACTCGGGCCTGCTGCGCGCAGACCCGTCGGTACACCCGAAGCAAGATCGACCTCGTCAATAGTGCCATCAGATAGAAACATCCAACCCATGGCACCGGGAGGAGGAGCGCCAAACTGAGGCGTCTGATTGCCGTAGAACCCAAAAAACATCCGAAGGATCGTCGTGCCTGCGGGCGCGGTGTAAATGGGAGCAGTCGGTCCCCAGCATGTACGCATATTTCCGGGGCCGATCGCGAAGAAGTTCTCATCCCACCATTCCTCTTGATCGTCGATCGAGCCGCGCTCGGACTGTTGGTTCAGTCCGCGCCATTGCTCGATGGTGACGAGTTCAAAAGGATTATCAGATTGTATCGCCATGTGTCAAGCCCAGCACGTTACGTCACTCACTCAGGTTGACGGTCGTCCGGGTCTTGCGGGTCGGTGAGCCGCCCCTTGGCGATCTTGCCGCGCGCTTTCTTCGCCAGCGCGCCTTCGACGGCTTGCTGACCGACTGCGCCCGCCGCGTCGGCCGCCTCGCCGGGCATCCAAAAGCCGCCGCCGCTGCCGGTCGGCGGATTGAGCGCCTTGTCGACGGCGTCCTCGCCCCACATTTGCCCTCGGGTGCGATCGACTTCGGCGGTCGGCGACGGCGCGGTCGCGCGTCCGACGGCTTGCTCGCCTTGCGCCTGCGCTCGCGGCTCGCGCGCCCCTTGAAACGCTTCGCTCCCCACGTTCGGGACCGTCGGCTTTTCCAGCTCGCGCTGGACCGCGCCCCTGCCGTAGTTCTGAGCGCGAAGGGCGGGAGCCGCCGCCTCCACGGCGGCTGCGCCAGCGGGCGCGGGAGCTGCGCCGGGAGCTGCGGGCGCGGGCGTCCCCATGGTCGGCTCGATCCGGTTGTTCACGCCGTAGGGATCTTCGGCCAGCAACCACGAGCGCATCATTTGGTGGAGTTCGTGGGCATGGATGTCTGACATCACGCACTCCTCATCGTGGCGCCGTACACGTTTTGGATCATCTGCGGACAGACGACCGCCGCGCACATGGGCAGATCGTTGTTGAACAGCTCCGCCATCGCCTGCGCATCCTCCTTGCGCTGTTGCTGGGTGAGGGCGAGGCAGGCGGCCCAATAGCTCACGGCGTCGGTCCATGGGTAGGGAATGGGCTCGAGGTCGGCGTCCGTCAGGAGCGGTTTGGGGATGATGGTGAGGTCGACTTCCATCGGCGCGGCGATCGACGGGATCGGCGCGAGGTAAAGCGCGGCGAGCGGCCCGGAGCCATATTGTGCGTACCAGCCCGGCTGCGAAATCGTCCCGTAAAATGTCCCGCCATAGATGCGGAACCGCCCTTGGAAATCGGTCCAGACGATCCGCTTCCAAACCGGCTTCCACGTTCCTTGCTGGATCGACCAGATGCCGTCGGCGTCCTCCATCCATTTGCCGCCGATGCCGATGGCGAGCGAGCGGCACGAAAGGATCGACTGCGCCTGCGGGCAAACCTCCTGCACGAGCGAGGTCCATTCGGAGAACGGATAGACTTCGCGGCTCGGCTTGGTTTGCAGTCCGGGCGGGATCAGGCGGATGCAGCCTGAGACGGCGGCGATGCGGCGGCGTGAGCGATTGATGAACGACGTGAGCTGCGGGATCGTGAAGAATTGCCCCTGCGTGTCGTTCAGGTGGCTTTGGACTTCACTGACATAAGCCGCGAGCATCCGGCATCTTTACCGCTTTTTCTTCCGCTTGGCGTGAGGATGCGCGGGCGCGGGCGCGGCGCGGGCGGCGGGCTCGTCGTCGAGCGCGGCCGGGATGGTGACGGTGTTCGTGTTCGTCACGGTCGACGTGCCTGCGGTGTTGGTCGCGGAGACGCCGCAATAAGCCGTCTCGCCTTCATGCCCGGCGAACGTCCACGTCGAGCCGGTTGCGCCGCTGACCGCCGCGCCCGCAGCGTACCACTGATAATTCAGGGTGTACATCGGCGAGGCGGGGGTCCAGTTGCCGCCCGTGCATAGGATGTAGGTCGGATTAAGGGTGGCGATCGGCGCGCTGGTGTTCACCGGGACTTGCACGGCCGGTTCCGTGATCGGCCCGACGGTGAGGCTGTCCATGCTCGCTTCGCCGTTGCTGTCGATCGCGGTGACATCGCCGCCGATCAGCGCGCCCACGTCGATAGGTTCAAACGTGTAGGTTGTTCCGGTCGCGCCTGCGATCGGCGAGCCGTTGCGCGTCCACTCGCGGGCGTAAGTGATCGTCCCGCCGGTTCCGGTCCACGTCCCGGTTGACAGGCTGGCCGTCGAGCCGACTTCAAGATTGGCGGCGGTGATGAGCGGGCGCACGGTGTTGACCGGCGGCGGCTCGGGCGTCGGGTTTGGGTTCCACGGCAGTTGCGGAATGGTGGCGACTGGCGAGGGAACGATCGGCGGCGGGGTTTGGCCGGGCGTCGACGGCAGCGGCGGCGGCACGGCGCCGATCTTGAACACGTTGGCGAACACGATCGGCGGATAGGGCGGCGTCGTGGTGAAGTCGGGAAACAGGCTCGCCGGAACGGTGGCGCTGCCGGGCGGGACAAACTGCGGCTGTTGCACGCCGGGCACGCTGGGAGGTGCGGCGGCCGGGGCAACAGCCGGGCCGACCAAGGGGCCGACAGGGACCGGGACCGGCGCTGTTTCCGGGTCGACCGGCGGGAAAACGGGGAAGCCGACGGGATCGCCGATCGTCGGCGGCGGGATGATTGGCGAGCCGGTGATCGTGATGGGCGGCGCCGGCGAAGTCGCGGAGCCGCTGTCGAACACGGGCTGGGGGATGCCTGCGATCGACGGCGGGACGGGCGCGGTTGTGATCGGGGGGTCAGCCATTAGACGCTGTACGCCTGCGTTATGGTTGCGCAGCCGCTCCCGGTTATGACGACGTTCTGTCCGTCGGCGATGACGAGCCCGGACGAGCCCGGATTGAGGAGCGTCGAACAGGGCGCATTGACGAACCGCCAGCCGAACCAATTTGGCGGCCGACGGCCGGCGAGCGGCCGGAGCGGCGGGTCGGTGCGGCCGATTTCGCGCTGCCACGCGCGGAACGCCTCGACGACATCGTTGTAGCGATGCCAGCGCCGCGGCGGCGAGGGCGGGCAGGGGCGCGGCGGCCTCGGCGGCGGGCACGGGTCGACGTTGGAACGCTGCGCCGCCAGCCGGATCGAGGAGGGCTGGCCGCCCTCAAATCGCAGTCGGCCCTTGCCTTGCCAGAACGACACGGCGGGCGGGCGAGGCGGGCATGGCGGGGGTGGACGATTTGGCGGGATCGAGCCCGGAAGTAGTCCGGTGCCCGGCGAGCGCGGCGGATTGTCTAGGGTGACGGGCGGGCGGAACATGACGACGCGGTTCGAGCCGGTGGCGACGATCCATGCGCCCTTCGGGATCACGAAACCGTGAAGGTGATCGCAGACCCTAATCTCGCGCGGCTGTCCGAACGGCGACAGCGAAGCGCCGGGCGGTCCGGGCGGCCATGCCGAAACGGGCAGCATTTAGAACGGCGCTCCTCCCGTGATGCCGGTTATCTGCATCCCGGTCGATGGCTTAGAGCAGACCAGATTGAGCGCAGTAATCGAGAGACCCACGCTGGCAATCTGCCCTTGCGGGATGGTGGAATACCAGCCGGTCCAGGCGAAGTTGGCGTCCTCGTGAACGACAAGGGTGATGTATTTCGAGTTGAAGCCATAGGCGGTTCCCTGCGGGCAGTTCAAATCGAAAAAGATCGGCGTGTCGCCTAGCAGGAGCCCTCGGAAGCCGGAATTGACCGGATCGTCCTTGCCCCAGCGGCTCGACGGATCGTTGTTGTAGCGTTCGACCGCCATGAAGTCGGTGAGGAGGGTTGTCCAATCCTCGACCGAACAGACCATGAAATCCAACGCTTCGCCGCCTGAGTTTTTGACGGCGGCGAGCATGTTGGGGATGAACGCGGCGCGGGTCAGGATGTCGCCAGCGCCGGGAACGACGAGCCCTTGCCAATCTGGATAAGTGACGCGGCTTAACCCGCCATAGGTGGGCGCTGTGGCCGCGTTGCCGTAGGCGTCCTGTAGGGAGAACATTTGCAGGACGTTGGTGACGGGCGGGCCGAACAGCGCGGTCGTGAGCGCCTGCAAGCTCGAATTTTTCAGATCGTTGAGTTTGAGCATGAGCCGCGAGGCGACGGCGATCGCGTCTTGCGTCACGAGCTGTTCGAGGCCGAGCGAGCTGACCGGCGTCGCCAGCGCGCACATGTTGAACTCGGCGTTGACGGTCGCGGCCACGTCTTGGGGCAGATTGAATTGCCCGGCCGGTCCTATCCAGCTCGATTGCACATACTGTCCGGTCTGGACGGGCTGCGTGTACGGCGACACGCCGCCGCTGGCGCGGATGGCATTGCGGAGGAGGAGCGCGAGGAGCGGGTTTTGTTTGTAAATTAAAATGACGACCATCTGCGCGAAAACGCGCCTTACGGTCGCTTGCAGCTCCAGCCCGATCGGTCCTGACGGGATGATGCCTGCGCCAAGCAGAGGCATGGGTTATCTCCCTCTGGCGCGCTCCTCGTCACGGTGGATTGCGCCCAAGATTTCTTTGCGTCCCCACGCTTCCGGGTCTTTGGCAATTTCAACGAACTCTGGCGCTTTTTCGTGATGCCAGAACTGGCTGTCATAGGTCGGGCTCGATGTCTGCGGGTTCTTGCTCGCCCTGTATTCGGCCGCCACTTCGTGATCGGCGACGGCTTTTTCGTGCATCCACTTTTCGAGGTCTTGCATCGCCTCGTCGGTGAAGCCGTATTCCTTTTTGACCTTCTCGCGGCTGCGGTTCCACGCGGCGCGGTCTGCGGCGGCTGCGGCTTCGGCCGCCTCGCGCTGTTTCTTCTCGTCCTCGGCGCTGAACCGTTGCTCGACCTTCTGCTCTAGGTCGAAGTCGGGGATGGCGAGGTTCGGGTACTTGCGCTTGATGAGGCGCTTGGCCTCCTTGTTCAATTGGGGGTCGTTATAAATGCTCTCGACGAAATCGGCGGTCATCCGCTTGTTTTGGAGGAACTGATATTCCTCGTCGGTGACTGTGCGCGGCATCTAAAACTCCGGACGGAATGGGGCGGGACATCTAGCCTCAACTCGGCTCGCCCGCCCCGACCGTTGCTCTCTCGCTTGGTCGTTCGTCAATTGTTGTTCGTCTTGCCGGTCACGCTCGGTTGCAGCGGGACGCCGCCCTCGGGCTTAGGCACGACGGCCGGGATGGCTCCCCACTCGCTGATTTCCGACTGCGTGTCCACTTGCAGGATCGTCCTCGGCGGCGTCTCCGGGGGCGACGTGATCGGCGGGTCGTATGAGCGGTTCTGAGCCATGTTTTTCTCCAAGGCTAAGTTAGACTGTCAACCCATATACATTACAACTAACGCCGGGGGCGTTCCGGCGACGGTTCGGTCGGCGACGGCTGTTCCGGGTTTTGGTCGAGCCCGCTGGCTTCGGGCGGCAGATCGGTGCGCGACGGGCGAGGCTGATAGCTTTCCCTCGCCCGTTGTCCGTGCCGCGCCGCCTCCGTCGCGTGCTGACCCGCTTGCTCGGCGTGGTCGTAGGCGGCGTCGTGATGACCTTCGTCGTGCGCCTCGGCCGCCCGGCGATGCGCCTCCTCGGCGGCCCTGTGCTTGTCGGCCGCGTTGTGGTGATGCTCGTGCGCCGGGTGCTTGGCCAATCGAACCTCCCTAGACCGCGAGACGCGGGGTGCCGATCATCCGCTTGCCGCGCCACATGACGACGCCCAACCCAAGCAGCAACATCGCCCAAGTCGAGATTTCCGGGGTCGCGACAACGCCAGTAACGGTCCCGTCGATCGCTAGGCGGATGGGCGAGCTGCCGCTCGTGCCGGTCACATCGACGAAATAGTTTCCGGCGCTCAAGATGTCGGGACCGACGGTCGCCTCTTGGCCGCCCAGCGTGTTCGTGAAAGGCGAGCTGTCGATCAGCGCGCCGGCGGGAATGAACAAGGGTCCAACGCCGGTCGACGTGTGGAAGTTGAGATTGAGGACGCCGCCGAGAACGCGCAACGAGCCGTTGGCGCTGTTGCTGATCGACGCGGTGACGCTCTCGGTCGTCGGCAAGCTGAACTCGAAGAACTGCGCGAACGACTGCCCGCTGCCCGGCGTCGCCTCGGCCGGAAGCGCCACGGATTGATTGAGGATCGAGCCGACGTTCTCGACTACGACCGTCGCCGCCGCGCTTGGCGCGGCGCTTGCCGCCAAGAGGGCTGCGGCCAAAAGGATTTTGTTCATGTTCACGGTCCCCGCTCGAAATTGAGCGAGCGTTCGTAGCATGGGGCTCAACTCCCCGGTAGAGGCGTGGAAGGCATCGGCGCTCCGCCAGCTCCCCCGCCGCCCGCCTGCCCCGGCTGTCCGCCCTGCCCCTTGGAGCCGAGAATTTTTTGCAGAAGCGCGTTCTGGATGGTGCGTTTGAGCTGGTCGCCGATCATCGTCTTTTGGATGCCGACGGCCGGTCCCATGCCGCCAGCGCCGCCAAGGTGGCGCGAAAGCTGGCTGATTGTTCGGAACACGTCGGAGTGCAGTTTCGAGCCCGGCTGCAATCCAAGCCCCGCCTGTTTCAAGGTTTGGATGGCTTGCATGATGAGGTTCATGCTGTCGGCTTGATTGCCGGGTCCGGGGGCGGATGGCGCCGCGCCCATTTTCGACCGGGCGAAGGCGGCGAGGTCGCCGCCCTGCATCGGCGCGCTGTCGCCGGCGGGCGCTTGCGGGCCGCCGACGGCGGGTTGACCGGGCGCTCCGCCGGGCGGACCGCCTTGCCCCATTTCTGGATCGTCGTCGGTTACGTCTGCCATCGTCGCCTAATCCCGAAGGCCGCCCCGCTCCTTGGGGGGGCAATACTAGCGGGGCGGTCATCCCCGTTGGTTGCGGCCTGCCCAAGGGGGTTGGGCTGGGGATGGCGCGGAAACTAGACCGCTAATGCTTTGTCTGTCCAGCGCCGCCGCCCTTCGGCCGCCGCGAGCCGCCGCCAGCGCCGCCGATGCCGAGAACGCCCTTCATCAGCTCCTCGGTCTTTTCCTCTTTCGCCTGCGCCGCTTGCGCCTTCTGCCGCTGTTTCAGTCGCGCCAGCAGCAGCTCGGCGCCGGGCGGATGGAGCATGTGGATCAAATCTTCGCTGTCGATCGCGCCCGCGCGAGCGAGCGCAATAGCGACTTGACGATTGTCCTCCGCGAAGGCGGGTGACGCGGAGTGGCTGTCCACTTGGACTTGGAAATTTTCCGGAAGCTGGGAGAGGAGAAATTCGATTTTGCTGTCGGCGGTTGTGTAGATGAGGGCGTCCATGGCTTGCATGATGCGGAGCGCCAGCCACCCACAATCGGCGAGCTGCCTTTCGAGCGTCGCGGCTTGTTTGATGAGGTGGGGGGACGAAGTTCTAACCAAAGTTTGAGCGTGGACGCCAGCCCGGACGCCCGGCTCTCCTGATCCTGACATGATCGGACTAAAGCCGCTTGCTTCATCAAACAGTTTGAAAATAAATTCGAGTTCTTCGAGATAATTTTCTGGCGGCGGGTCCAGTAGTTTCGTCGCCTTTGCGTTAGGGTTTGGATCGTTAATGAAACCTCCCTCGTTGACAATCTTAAAGTATTGTTCCTCGGTGACGGAGCTAAACCCGGAAAAGACTTGTGGGGCATTGACGTTCCTATCCCACATGACTTTGATATCGCGCATCCGCTTGTTCAGCATGTCCTGCAACATCTGAACCGACGCGATGATCGTGCGGCCCCAAAAATAGCCCGGCGTCGGGACGCCCTGCACCTTGACGAAGCTCGATTTGCCGGGGACGCGTGACAGGTTGCGCCGCGTCTCGTCGCCCTCAATGATGATCGGGTCGGCGCCATAGATGACTTGGACAGTCGTCCAATCCTCGTCCCGGTCGCGGTCCTTGATCCACACTTCGCAGTGCTTGACGGTCGGCGCGAACGCGCGTTGCGGGCGCCATGGCGTTGGAACGGGAAAGACGTTGACGATCCCGGCTGCGGAGGACGGGGCGTCGCCAACGTCTCCCAACGGTTGCAGCCCACCTACAACCATTTGGTGAAAATAGGTCGGCTCCTCCTCGTCGCGGTTCGGGCCGGGCTCGTCGTCGAGTTGCGCCATGATTTGCTCGTAGCGAGGATGTTCGAGCAGCATCGTGCGCAGGCGCGACTTGGTCGGATAGCTGACGTGGCAGAACGCCTCTTGCTCGTCGAGGTTGAGCGTCGTTTCGGATAGCACGCCGAAATTCTGCGGATGCACGGGCGCGGTCTTGAAGGTTCCGCTGTCGCCGTCGGGCAGGACTTTGAGGATTTGGCAACCGTTGACGAGCGACCAAACGACGGCTTCGGCGAAGGTGATGTCGGCGTCGGTCTGGCGGAAGTCGGAGCTCAATTTCTCCGCCACGAGCTGCGATCGTTCGAGGACGCTGTCATCCTCGCCGCTGTCGTAAACGAGCTGGAAGCGGACATCCGTCGGCTGCATGAGGAAACCGGCGAGCTTGTCGATAAAGGGTCCGGTTTTGTTGTAGAGCGCGGCCCTATTGTCCGTCGATCCCATGTAATAGTATTGAGCGGCGCGGGTGTAGATCATGCCCCGCTCCTCGGATGATCCCATGCACTGGTCGATCATCTCCTTGATCCAACGCTTGAGGTCGTCGGATTTCTTCGGGATTTTGAGCGCCATGGGCTACCAGACTTTGATGGCTCGTCGTCTCGACGCCTCAATTAGGTCTGGTTGCGCGCCGCTGGCAAGGTTCGCCTTGAGCATGTCGAGCCCGTCGAAGCCGCCATTCTCGCGCCGGGTCTGCTTGCCGATCGCGGCGGCTGTCTCGACGGCGTTGGCGATCTGGCCGCCCCACGTAGCTTGCAGTTGCGTCGGCGATTGATCTTTGTAGCGGACCTTCGGCACGCCGCCCTGCCGGTTGTCGAATTGGACGTTGGCGACTTTGTAGTCGTTGGCGATGATGTCCTCGGCGAGCCGGTGCGCTCTCATGCTGACTGAGCCGCCGATCGCGGGCGCCTTGAACTCCTGCCGGGTGTTGGCGTCGCAGCTTTCGCATGACGGCGGCGGCGCGTCCCATTGGTCGGCGTCAAGCACGACCTCCATCCGATGGGAACACTCGCCGCACATGTAGGTCCGCATGATCGGCATCAGACGTAGCCCAAGAGCCAGAGGATGAGGAAGATCAGGAGGACGACGCCAAGGATGCCGATGCCTTGGTTGCCGTAGCCGTAGCCGTATTGCCAGCTCGGATTGAGGCGCGGCCCGCCGACGCCACCTAGTAAAATTACTAGGAGGATGATGACGACGACGATGCCAAGCGGGCTTCTCACGGACGGCGGCCCAGCCCAATCGGCGGCGCTTTGACGCGCTCCTCGATCGCGTCCATCCGGTGTTCAAGGTTCTCGACGCGGTCTAGCATGGACACGCCGTCGGGCATCGCCTCGCTGGCGACAGCGGCGTCATCGCCCTCGGGCGGCTCGGGCGGATCGGGCTCGGGTTTCGGCTTGGGTTTGGTCGCCATTACTGTGTCAACCCCTTGACTGCCCACATGACAGCCTCCTCCACTTTCGTTCGCGCCAGCGCCACTTCGCGCCCGTGCGGGACCGCTTCGGCGATCAGGTCGAGGAACGCCTCGCCCGCGTCTTTGATGCGGATCATGTTCGCCTTCTCCTTGTCGGACAGGACGCGGTATTGATGTCGCATCGTGTTGTTGACGGTGCGCTCGTCGCTCTCGCTCGCCACGTATTGTTCGGTCGGCATCAGGCTTCCTTTTTCAGTTCCTCGGCCACGCGCGTCACGGCGTACGCCAGTGAGCGCAACATGCCATCGCGCTCGGCCGGATCGTGCTTGACCAGCCATGCGGCGACCATATGCGTCAAAATATCGGCCTCGATCGCCAGCCGCGCCTGCTCGGGTGACAGTTCCGCGTCCATCAAAAGACTTCCTTCCGCCGTCCTGCCCGCGCGTTGATCGCCCGGATATGCTCGCTGAACGCGAACGATAGCACCGTCCCGGCGTTTTGCGGAGGCGGGTCGCCTTTGATGCTATCCCACGTCATGTTGCGGGCGATCAGGTTCGGGCGTTGAAACTCAATCCACGTGTGATGCGCCAGCGTGGCGGCGCTGACAAGATCGTCGTTCTCGCCGGTGTCAGGCCCCGCGCCTAACCAGCCCTCATCTTCGACGATCGCCTGCAATTCCTTGACCAGCCGGATCGAGCGCAGCTCGATATTGCGCAGCATGAGGCTGTCGCGCAGCTCGCTATAAATCCACGCTTTGTTGTCCTGATTGGCTTTCCAGTTGATGACGTTGCCGACGCCGCCCATGGTGTCGGCGCGCTTGTAGAGGAACCAGCGCACAGACCCGACCATGTTGAGGATGCTGTCGGCGTCGTTCGCGGCTTGGATGATGCCGCGTTGCGCGAGCTGGCGGAGGTTGCGCACTTCGGGCAGGACGGCGGCCCCGACGCCGCTCACTTCGATGTTCGCCATGTGGTTTTTGTACGCGCCGCACAGATGCGACAAGACCCACGCGAATTGATAGGTCAGCGGTCGGTTCGATTGAAACTCGGCGACTTGCACCAGCCGATCGGCGTAGCAGCGGAACACTTCCAACGCGTGGTCGTTAGCGTCCCCCCCGCCGCCCCCCGACGGATCGCCGCCGATGACGTACACGCCCTTTTCCTCGGGGGGTTCCCACACCCTGAGCATCACTTCGTCCTTGTTCGTCGTCTGCACGATCGACGATCCAAGGAAGGCATCCTCGAAGTTGTACTTGTAGCCCTTGTACGGAGGCCCCTCCGCCAGCGTCTCCGCCAGTTCGAGCGTTCGACCGGCTGGGAAGAAAGACGAGCCCGAAGCGACAAAGCACTCCCGTTCGTTCCACGGATAGTGACGGAGCATATATTCCTCCGCCCGCTTCTCGCTTTCCCGCCGCCACCATGCCACCTGTTCCGGCTTGACGATCACGTTGTAGCGTTGGCGCACGTCACGCGCCCGCTTTAACTCCTCATCGTCGAGCCTGCCGTCCCAATAAACCTTGTAGTCGGGATCGGACTTGTCAATCGAGTAGGTTGGGCAGGCCCAAAAGCCGATGAAGATGAACCGCATGTGGCGGTCGGTCTTGGCTTGCTGACAGTGGTTGTAAAACCAATTGAAGCCGTTTGCGATGCTCTCCCAAATGTAGAGCCGGTTCGGGTTGACGCGGGCCAGCGAGGCGATAAGGCTTTCGACGCCGGCGATTGACTTCCATTGGCCGCACTCGGTCATGTGGCACATGTTGAGCGCCCGCGACGCGCCAAGGTCCGGGTTGCTGGCCGCCGCCATCAGGTCGATGACGCTGCGGTTGGCGAACGCCATCCCGTTGCGGTTGTTCTGGATCAGCCGGTGTTCGGACGATCGCCATTCGGGCGGCAGCGTCTCCAAGAGCGCGGCGAAGATGCGCCGCAGTCGCTCAAGGTTGTCGGTGCGATCGGCGATGATCGCGCCTTGGACGCCCGGATTGGCGAGCGCCCAAAACAATTCGATCACGCTGCAAATGGTCGTGATCGCGACTTGGCGGCATTTGAGGATGACGAACTCATGCACGCCCTCGTTGAGCCCCTTGGCGACGGCGTCGATAACCATGCGCTGGGACATCCACGGGTCGACGTGGGTCCGCCCCTCCTCTTTGGTGTCAATCTCGACGGCTCTGAGGAGGTCGTAAATGCCGGTTCGGATGCTCGGCTTAGTGACCATGCAGCTTGGCGGGATCGTTCGGCTCGGCGGTGCTTTCGTTCGGCTGGTCGTCGTAAATCAGGTCGAACGCCAGCTCAATCATTTGCAGCCACTTCTTGCGCTCCTCGGCCGGGAAGTAGTCGCCGGGCGCGGGCAAATGCTCCAAGAGGGCATCAATGATCGGATCGAGCGCGGCTCCGTTGACGGCGTCCAGCTCGGCTTGGTTGGGCTTCTTGGCTATCGTCGCCTCCTATGGATGACGGATGGTGCAGCGACGAGACCATACACATTTCCGTCGCGCCTGTTCCAGCGGCTTCCAAGGAAGCCCTGCTCTTGGGTTCCGGGCGCCCACGGGTAGCCGGGCTCGCCGCTTTCGACGATGCGCGGCTTGGGCGGAAAGGCGCGCTGGCGGAGCGCGGCCAGCTCGTCGGCCACTTCAAGCACGGCGTCGATCAGCTCGGGATTGTCCATCGTACGTAACCCGTGTTAACAATGGGTTGCAGCCGTCTCGTCACGGGGGATGGTAGCAGCTTCCGCTAAGTCAGGTAGCCGCCGGGTTCCCCACCCGGCGGCGTTTTTTTTATGTCAGTCGCAGTAGATGTCGCAACGTCCGCTGCCGTTGGCGTCGCACCATTGGCGGCAGTGCTGACCGGCGAACGCCGGGCTCGCGAGCGCGACCGCTGCGAGGATAGCCAGTAGGATCAATTTACGCATTTTTGCCTTCCTTCTCTCCGTTGTGGAGCTGTTTACGCGGTCTTGGGGATGAGTGTGAGCGTCGCGCGCGGCGGTAGTCCCTCCGCCATATCAGCGCGGCGGATCAACGCCATGCCCAGCGAGCGGGCGAACTCGGGCGCCCACACATGGCAGCAACCGTCGCCGTCTTGCATGATGACGACCTTGTGGTCGGCGTCGGACAACACTTCGAGGGTCGCGGTGCTCATTTCGCTTTCGGTAACTGTATCCATTTGACTTACCTTCCTTCTCTCCGTTGTGGAGCTTTTCAATCCATCCGGCAGGCTTCAAACGAGCCGTCCGGTTGGAAAATCGAGACGTAGCCGTGCAGGTAGACGAAGATCATTTCTTCGCGCAGCCTCATGCAGGCGATCGGCTTGAGCGGCGGATCGCCGGGATAGTGCAGGGTCGGCGAGCCCTTGATGTTGGTGAAGCCGTCTTGCGGTCGCCAGCCGCCGTACACGTACCGCTCGGCAAATTGCTCTTTCGCCGGGCGCGGGTCGCTGTCGTCGAGGAACGTCGGAATGAAGCCGACGAAGTTCGGGTCCGAGTAGCGCATGTCGAGAATGAGGACGGTCGGATAGGTCATTTCGCCTCTCGTTTCGCCATGCGGGCGATGCGCTTTTCCGGGCTCGTCACTTCCGGGTTGAGCGCGCGGGTGATGGCGGCGAGCAACGCTCGCCCCTTGGGTGTCAGCCGGTAGAGGCTTTCGCGCCGGTTCATGATGTTCGCGTGGCTTTCCACGAGGCCCGCGCCTTCCTCGTGGTTGCGATCGCGCTCGCCCATGTCGATCAGGTTGCGCGACATCGTGGTCGCCGACAGTCCGCCCCGCTTGGCGTATTCGGTGATGGACAAATCTTCCTTCTCAGCCACGAGAAAGAACGCTTGAACGCAACGCGCGGGGATTGTCGGCCGCAGGCGAAAGAACGGATCGAGGCCCGCCAGCATCGAATGGATGACGGCGGTTTGTTCCTCATTCCGTCGCGGGTTATCGGTCGCTTTCCTCATTGTGTGGTTCGATCGCATCGTTGCTCTCCTCCAATTGCGCGGCGTTCCATCCGTCGACGATCAGCTCCGGGCGCTTGCCGCCGTTGGCCGTGCGCCAGATGCTTATGACGGTCGTTTCGTTCTCATCGCCCTCAATCAGCTTGATCGAGTAGCTATTCAGCTCAGGCACGAATTTGATTTCAATTCGGTCGACATCGAAGATTGTCATGCTGTGTACGTGCGGCATTTGCCTTCCTTTCGTTCGCAGATCAGCGACACTCACACACTTGCGCTCTTTCCGGATATGTGTCAAGGCTATCACATGACGCCACATGAACGGTTGATGATCGCCCTTCGTCACGGCGTCCTAGTGAGAGGGAAGGCAACCATGAGATATGCAGCGGACGTAGTGCATCACTCGGCGCGACCGGCCGACGATGATCGTTTTTGCACGGTGCCCATTGAGGCCGGGACGCCCATCGAGGCGGCGCGCAAGGTGGCGTCAATCGCAGCGGCTCGCCGTTATGAGGACGCGGGCGAAGTTGGTTTTCTCTCGCCGCAAGCTGCGCCCGGCTGGTATCGCGCCGCGATTGGCGAACAGCGCCGCAGCGATGACGGGATCACAACGCGCGGCGTCACCATTTCAATACACGTCTGGACTGTGGATTAAGCACATATTTTTTTTGTATAATATGTGTAAAACGATAGGGTTGACTGTCTAACCGATGTGTGATAGTCGCATATCAGTGGGGATCGCCACGGCGGTCCTCACGGCTCTAAACGGAAGGCAAAAACCCAAATGAGTGACGAACAGGAGTTCGATAGCGCCTTTGAGGAGGCGCGAGCGCAAGAGGCGGCCGACGCCGCCGACAGGCTCAAGCGCGGTCAATCGTGGGACGATTGGCTCAAGATCGGGACGTTCCTCAACATCGGCCGCAACAAGGCGATGTCCCGCGCCGGAACAAACGAACCCGTCGGGGCGCGCTACATCAAAGCGTTCTCGGAATGGATGGCGGTCTATTCGTGGATCGGCGATATCGACAAGGCGACGCGCGTTCACGCCATGTGGGCGGTCGACCATCTCGACGATCTAACGCGGCTCCGCGAGAACATGGGTCTAACCCAGCGTCTCGCGTGCAACCATCCAACGTCAATGCGTCGCCGTTGGGACAAGGCGCAAAAGGAAGTCGACAAAGTTGCCCCTACGGCCGGGAAAAAGGAAAGCCGGGCCGATGTCATCCAACGCGAGCTGGAACAAGTCGCGGCCGAGCGCGACAAGTGGAAGCACAAGGCGGAGAAAGACGGCTCGCTGTTCGATCTAAAGCAGGACAGCACGAAAATCATCGCCTCGGTCATTGTCGCGAACATGTCTCCGCATCGCTTGCGCGAACTGCACAAGGCATTGCAGGCGGAGATTGACCGCGTCAAGGCTGCGCAGAAACAGGCGGGTTGACAAGCGCGCGTCTGTCATCCATATGGGTTGACAGGCGCACTGCGCCTTAACACTCACACAACGGAAGGCAATCAAGATGTCTGCATATGTCGTCGACAAGGAAACCATTGACCAGCTCATAGCGGGCGCGCTTCGCGCCCGATTGTTCGGCATTGATGAGGCTAACGAGAAAGGACAGATGCTTTGGCGTGAGAACGTGACGAGCGTTTCATTCCGCTACAATCTGCCCACGCGTGACGCGACCGAATTGGCGCAATACGAGGGCGATGTCGAGGCTTACACTTACGAGGCTTGCGACCCGACGGGCGAGACAATAGACGCCGCGATTGATTGTCTCGATTATCAATCGTGCGAACATGATGGATGGGAGGCCAGCGCGGCTCATGCGCTGTTGAAGTCTATTCGCATTGCCTTTCCCGCCAAGCCTCGGATTATGCGCCGCGCTTGACAAGCTCACAAAGTGTCATGTATAGAATGTGACGGGGCATTGTGTCCCGTCACTCTCACATGTGAAGGCAATCCAAATGTTAGACGCAACCCAAACGACCGGCCTAACCGCGATTGATCTAGCCGCGCTGCGCAAGGCGGATAGCGTCTGTTTCTTTCACCGCAAGGTGCCAGATGCGAGCGGCGAAACGTCCTACATAGACGCGATCAAACGCGCCAAGGTCTGCGCACGTGATCCATTCGGCCGCGATGTCTCGCACGTCATTGCGTGCCCCTATAGGCTGCGAGAGTACACGCAAGGCCCCGACAAAATTCCGTACAACAGCGAAGAATGGAGCGGTTTTGAAAGCATCAGCTCTGCGCAATGGTCTGAGGAGTGGAAAACCGTTGTCTCGCTCTTGCGCGTTGGCGACCGATTGACGTTGCACTGGCAACGCGGCGCTTGGACAACAGAAAGCATGTCGAACGCGTCGCCTAAGTTTTATGGTGACAGCTTGTCCCTAATCGTCGAACGCGCAAAGGCCACGCTAGAGTTTCACGTGCGCATGTCCGTTTGTGAGAACAATTCCGCGCGCATGGTTCGAAGAATGGAGCGGTTTTGAAAGCATCAAATTAATTGTGGCGACATCTGAAAAGTAACGCAGGGCACTTGACACGCCGCAAAGTGTCATCTATATGGTTTGACAGACGGGGCGATGTTGCCCCGTCACTCGGAAGGCAAAAACACCATGGCACACAACATTGAAAACCGTGACGGCGTCTATTCGTTCGCGTTCACTGGCGAACGGTCTGAAATCTGGCATCGTTTGGGCACGGAATTGGACGCGGGCGCCGGGCGCGAGGAATGGTTGCGCGCGGCCGGTTTGACGTATCGCGTCGAAAAGGTTCCGGCGATTGCATCGCTCAATTCGCCCGCCTTCGATCATATCGCGCCTGAAAACCGCTTCGTTGAAACAGAGAAGAAATTTCTTGCGCGTCAAGATAATGGTCACGTTTTGGGCATTGCGGGCGATGGATATCAGGTTGTCCAGCCGGTCGACGTTTGGGAGTGGTTTGAAAACTACATCACAGTCGACGACCGTTTCCATATTGACGCGGCTGGCGTTCTGGGTTCCGGCGAGCGGCTATGGATCACAGCGCGGTTTAACGGTTCCTTAGATGTCGCCGGCGATCGCCACGTTCCACGGCTCTTGATGTCGACATCGTTTGACGCCAGCCAAGCCACGCGCAACGAAGCCACAATGACGCGCGTGGTTTGTCAAAACACGTTGCGCGCGGCTCACATGAACGCGAAAGCCCTCATCAAAACGCGCCACAATACGCGGTTTGACGGCAAGGCGGTGCACCGCGAGTTAGGGCAGATTGCACAATCGTTTGTGGAGTTTAAGGCGATAGGCGACGCAATGGCGCAATCGGCAATGACGCGCGAAAGCGTGCAATCGTTCTTTGCAACCCTGCTAGGCGTGGCGCCCGACGCGAAAGCGGCCGATATCTCCACCCGCACAAAGAACATTGCGACCGATCTAGCGGCGTCCTATCGCCGGACCCAGCATGAGCGCAACAGCTCGCGTGACGATGTTTGGACGGCGCTTCAAGCTGTGACGCGCTACGTCGACCATGATCGAACCGTGCGCAATGCCCCTAACGAGACGGTGGGACGTTTCGATAGTGGGACGTTTGGGAGTGGCGACGCGATGAAAGGCAAGGCGATGTCCCTGCTATTGCCCCTAGTCGACGCGAGCTTGTTTCGCGACCGCGTGCTAATCCCTGCCTGACCTAACACTCGTTTGACTGAAAAAGGGGCCATATGGCCCCTTTTTTTTGTGCCGTTTAGAACGCCAGAGATAGGGCGCCAGAGCCCAACTTTTTCGCCTGTATTTCTACCTCGGAC